CAGTCAATAGCGTCCAGCGGAATGTCGAGCGGGCCGTCCCAGTGGCATTCCTTCACCCATTCGATAGCCGCATCGGGGAAGTTGCCTTCCAGCTGGGCGTACACGTCGGCGGCCTTGTCGTTCTTGCCGACACCCCGCGGCGCGGACGCCACCGGCTCCATCCGGCCCGGCTGCGCGGTGCCGTGACCGCCTTGCGGCCACGCGCCGCCTGCGTGGCCCCGCAGATCACCCGAGTAACGTGCGCCAGGGGCCATGGCGCGTTCCTTCGGGTACTCCGAATCGTCTTCCCACTCAGGAGACGGCGGGGACTGGTGCTGCAGGCCACCGTCGTCGTTGTGGCCAGCGGTGCCGCCGCCACGCGACCCGCTGGCGCGGCCGTCCTGGATGCCGTTGACGTCGTGGGGCATGAACTCAGGGCCGCCGCCGCCAGCGGCACGGTCACCGTCGTGGCACGGGCACGGATCGGGGCTGGACCAGAATTCCTGGCCGTCCAGGTTCACGCGCCGCATCATGCACTTGCCGAGCCGCGTGTTCTTCCTGGTGCGGATCACGGCCTGCCATGCGTCCTTAAACCCGGGGTGCAGCGGCAGGTCCGCGATCTCGTCGCGGGTCAGCCACGCGAACCCGCTGGACTCATCCGGCGTCTCAGCATTCGCGATGTCCGGCATGAACATCTCGGGCGTGTCACAGACAATGGTCGTAAACGACCAGTTGCTGCCGTCTTCGTTGTCGCCGTGATCATCGACCACATGGTGGTGTTCCGTCACCGACGGCGGCAGCGGGCCCATTTCTTCCTGAGCTTCGCGGAACGCACCCTGGACAGCTGTCTCGCCTGCCAGCAGCGCCCCGCCAGGAACCGACCAGGTACCAGCGTCATCTTCGGTCACTGACCGTTTCTGCAGCAGGAACCGGGTCTTCCCGTCGTCGCCCTTGTGGCGGATCAGCAGCCCGGCGGCGCCGAACTCGCCGTGGTGGGTGTGGCCACGCCCGCAGACAGCGTCTTTCTCACCCGGATGAATGGATGGCGAATCGGCTTTCAATGCAACGCCATATGTTACCGATGGCATCAGCGTACAGCGGCAGCGTGGATGAGAAGGGGGTGCTATCAAGCCATTTGAGAAAAGGCTGTCTAGCGGAATGGGCCCTTCGTCCTGAGCCATTCTGCAGCGGGCGCACACGCGAGCATCCCCAGCTGTCAGCCATTCCTTGTACGTCGTTCCCTGGGAACGGTACCGAGAGATGGCCGCCGCGCCGCCCGCACGGCCCATTTCAGTGACCGCGATCATCTCGCTGCGGTTGGCGGCGTCCAGAAGGGACGGCAGGCGGCCGATGACCTGATCAGGGCCATCACCGGACTGCACCGCAGCGGAGATCGCGGCGTCTATCTTCCGCAGCCGCGACTTCGAAATCTGCTCGATGGCGTCACGGCCGTGGGATGCTTCCCACGCCTCGTAGTAGCCGCCGGCGGTCTCATCGTGCTCCCGCCACGCCTCTGCCCACAAGTCCGGCAGGACAGCTTCGAGTTCGGCGGCGATGACAGCGCGGATCTGGTCGATGAGACTGGACCGGGTCAGGACAAGCGTGCCGTTCCACCAGTCGCGGATCAGCTGCGCAATCAGGTCGATAGCGTCAGCGAACGCCTGATCAATCCGCGGCTGGAACCTTTCCGGCAGGCTCCCCCACGGCGAGCCATCCGCTTTTGGGAGCCATTCATACTCGTCTTTCCCGAGCAGGATCGTTTTCGCGATCTCCGTGCACTGCTCCGGGGAAAGGCCCTTGGAAAGGTCTTCGGAAATGACCGCCATGGCGTGGGCGGGAATGTGGACGTTCCGCCACGTGGTGACACGACGGCCCTTGTTCAGGTGCCGTGCCAGCGCCGCCAGCTCCGCGGACACCGCCGCCGGTACCATCTTCGCCGCGGACACCGACCCTGACGCAGGCGCCGACACGGGCGTCGCCCGCCCCGACCTGACTGACTGGTTCGCAGCCGACGCAGCGGCATGCCCTGGCGTCGGCGACGCCACGCCACCCTGACGGCCAGCCTGCTGCAACGGCGCAGGCCCCGCCGTCGGCGGGCGTTTCGTGGCGTCCTGCGCGCCGCCCTGCGCCTGCCCCGCGCTGCCCGCCATCGGCGGCATGTCGAACGGCATCGGCCCTGCCGCCGTGAACACCACCGGGCCGTTCGTCATCGGCAGGCCCCACGGCTGCAGCTCCAGCGCATCCCGGGCCTCATCGACCGACCGGATCCCCGACTGGACCTGCTGGATCAGCAGATCCGTCAGCATCCCCTGCTCGGCGTCTTCCTGCAGCCCCTCGAACGTGAACTTCATGTCGTCCTGATGCAGGACATCACGGAGGATCGCGTCGAAAATGTTCGCCAGGAACTTCAGCGTCGGCTTAGTCGACAGCCGTTCATGCACCGACGCGGCGGACTGCGCCATCTGCTTCACCTGCGACGGCGACGCCGTAGCAGCGACTTTCGGCAGGATCCCCAGTTCCATCGGGTTCACGTCAAACGCCATGCACACCTGCGTCATGACCACGTCATCGAACTGATCCGCGACATCGACGGGCTTCTGCGGATCGACCCGCGAACCTGGCGGCAGCACAATGACTTTATGGTGCCATGCAGGGTCGCCGGCGAACGCGTTTAGTGCATCTTGCAGTTCACGGATCTGGTTCGGCGTCATATTGACGTCACCAGGCGACACGTAAACCGCCGGGATGGTGCCTTCCTTGAAGTAATCCAGCTGGAAAGCCTGCTTCTGCAACCCCGACATGACAGGGATCAGCGCACGTTCCACCGGCGGGAAACCGTACGGAGTCCACCTGCGCGGCACCATCGGCAGGTACAGGAACTGGTCGGTCGTCCACGAATTCACTTCAGCGCCCGAAAGGCCGCCTTCGTCAATGTCCCGTTCGCTGATCAGCGCCATGTAATCAGACCGCGGAACACCATACAGGTACTGCTGGTAGGCAGGGTTCGGCGGGCGCGGTGTCTCACCGTGCATCCCGTACAAAGGACGCATCGTCGGCCCCGAAATCAGTTCCAGGCAATCCAGGTCACTGCCCAGAATGCCACGGCGCAGGCCCTTGCCGCGTTTCGGCCGGATCAGCAGCGACAACGCGTCGAAAACGAAGATTTCTTCGAGCAGCGCCGTCATCATCAGCTGAAAATTGAGATAATCCGGGTCGGGGCGGCGGAAAAACTTCAGTGCCTGCCCGCGGCGGTCCCCGAAATCCCGCATCTGCTTCGCCGACCCGTGATAAGCCTTCGCCGCGTCTTTCGTCGGGATAATGTCCCATTCCAGGCCGGCTAGCTCATTTTTGCGCAGCTCAATGCACGCCCGCGCCACCGAATACAAATCCGCGAGTGTCTTCAGGGTGCCGAAATCGGCAAGCTTGATGCCTTCCCCGCCCGGCTGGCCGACCGGCAGGTTCCATCCGACCTGGTACTGTTCGCGCCTCGGGTCCGGCATGTCCGCATCTGGTGCGGGCTGGTCGACTCCCACCGGCAGGATCGGGGAGAACGGCCCGAACGCGCCCTGCGTGAACGTGCGCGGGTCACGGGGCAGGAACCCTGGCCCGTAGGCACGCGTGTAACCACTTTCGTTGGTCAGCTGCTGAACGAGCGGGCTGAACTGACCAATGTTCTGCATCGTGCCCTGCGGCGACGGCGTCCACGACGACGCGCCGGGCATGGACTTGTACGCCCGCAGCGCGGCCTCCGCGCTAGCCATCAGATGCCTTCTGTGCCAGCAGGAACGCCTGCGTGACCGCCGCGGCTTCCTTCGCGGCCTTTTTCATGGCCTGCGGCGTGCCGTAGCCGTGGATGATGGCGAGCATCCGCCACGTGCCGCCCTGACGACGGCTGGCGAGGACGTCGGTGAGCAGCTCAGTTGCCTGCGCCGGCGTCATCGTCGTCATACACGTCCTCCGCCCAGATGATGCCGGTCTCCCACGTGCCGGGCGCCCAGTACGTCACGTCCCGTTCAGTGATGATGCCCTTGTCGCTGATCACCGTCCGCACTGATGACAGGCGGGGGCAGATCCGGGTGTGGACACCGCCGCAGTCCTGGCAGGGCTTCTGGTCGACTTCGTCAGCGAAAACCTTCTGCGCGAACTCCCGCATCTCCGGTGACATCGCTGGCAT